ATCATGGGCTTGTCTAAATGGAAGTCGCCCGTAGACGTGTGGCTAGACAAGACAGGCCGCACCGAGCCGGATATGGAAATGAGCGAGCCGGCCTATTTTGGCATTGAGCTGGAATCGTTCGTGGCCACCGAATACAGCAAACGCAGCGGCAACAAAGTGCAGCGCGTCAATCAGTCGATGAAGCACCCTGAACATAGCTGGATGCTGGCTAACATTGACCGCGCCGTCGTCGCTGACGGCAGCCGCGCCCGACTGGATAAAGGCGGCAAGCTGACCGGCATCAAAGGGCTGCTGGAATGCAAAACGGCCAGCGCCTATCTCGAACGCGAATGGTCTGACGAAAGCGCGCCGCTTGCCTACGTTGCCCAGTGCCAGTGGTACATGGCGGTAACCGGCGCTGAATGGTGCGACCTGGCAGTTCTGATTGGCGGGCAGAAATATGTATGCCATCGCATTGAGCGCGACGAATCGCTGATTGAGGCGGTAACCGAAGCCGGCCGGCAGTTCTGGTTCGGCAACGTTATCGCAGACTTTCCGCCAACACCACGCACACCAGAGGAAACGCTGGCGCTGTTCCCGTCGAACTCGCTGGATGATCTGGTTATGGCCAGCGATGACATCATGCATGCGCTTGAGGCGTATCAGCTGCTCAAGCAGAAGGCCAAAGACGTTGAAGACGAGATTGCCGCAGTCAAAGCTGCAATCCAGTCGTTTATCGGCCCACATTCTGGTGTGTGCGATCCGCAAGGCTCACCGCTCGCCACATGGAAGCAGAACAAATCAAGCCAGAAAACAAACTGGAAGGAAGCTGCGGCGCAGATCAAGGATGAGATGATTGATGCTGGCCACGATGACCTGGCTGAAATCGTCCGCGACATTATCAATCAGAACACCACCGAGCAGGCCGGAGCGCGGCCGCTGATTATCAAGTGAGGACAATATGAGCAACGCAAACACCAAACTGGCGGCGGCGATTAACCGCGCCCCGTCCACCGATCAACGCCCGCAGACCATCGCTGGTCTGATGGCTGATCCGAAGATCAAAGCGCAGATGGCATTGGCACTGCCTAAGCACATGACATCTGACCGGCTGGCGCGTATCGCGTTGACCGAGATTCGCAAGGTTCCGACGCTGGCCAAATGTGATCAAACCAGCTTCCTTGGCGCGATCATGCAATGCGCTCAACTGGGTCTGGAGCCGGGTGGCGCACTGGGTCATGCCTACCTGCTGCCGTTCGAAAACCGCAAGAAGGGCATCACCGAAGTTCAGTTCATCGTCGGCTATCGCGGCATGATTGATCTGGCTCGCCGCTCTGGACAGATCGTCAGCCTGACCGCTCGAACCGTGCATGAAAACGATGAGTTCAGCTATCAGTATGGCCTCAGCGAAGACCTGAAGCACGTTCCTGCAACGGGTGAGCGCGGCGCGCTGCAGTACGTATACGCCGTGGCAAAGCTGAAGGATGGCGGCGTGCAGTTCGAGGTTATGAGCCGATCTGATATCGACAAGGTGCGTGCGCAAAGCAAGGCAGGCAACTATGGGCCATGGCAAACGCACTATGACGAGATGGCGAAAAAGACCGTGATTCGTCGCTTGTTTAAATATCTTCCGGTATCGATCGAGCTGGCAACAGCGGTAACGATGGACGAGAAAGCCGATGCCGGACTAGGCCAGGACAACAGCGCCATTCTGACCGGCGAATACAGCACGGTAGACGAATCCCAGCGCGAACATCTGCCGGATAACGTCAACGCCGACACCGGAGAATGGCAGCCAACAGAATCAGAGCTTGCCGCCATCCACGCCAAGGAAATGGCCGAATCCAACGGCGACCTGCTGCAATGAGTTATCTGGACAGGCGAAAGGACGATCCAATGCGCAACCTTGTTTCCGTCGCACAGCGCCACAAAAACACACTCGGGCCGTATCACGCGGCCCGTTTTTTATGCGCCAACAGAGTGCCGATCAAGGTTGCGCTGCGGGTGATTGTTGGGAGGCGAAACTGAAGCCGGTTCAGCAACTGACCCGCGCCAAATTCCACCACCCCAAGCCCCGCCATAGAGCGGGATTTTTTCGGACTAAAACATGGATTACATCGAGTTCCTCAAGGGGAAAATAAGGCTGGCCGAGTTCGGCGGGTTTGAGGTGGCAGACAGCGACATCAACCCAATATTAAAGCCGCACCAGCGCGCCATCGTGAACTGGGCCGTGCGTGGCGGCAATCGCGCAATTTTCGCCGCATTCGGGCTTGGAAAGTCCGTGATGCAGATCGAAACGCTGCGCCTGATCCATTCCCGCGCAGGCGGCAAGGTGCTGGTATGCGCGCCACTTGGCGTGCGTCAGGAGTTCAGGCGTGATGGCCAGATGCTTGGCGTTGAGTTCAAGTTCATCCGCACGCCGGAAGAAATGGACGACGGCCAAGACTTCTATCTGACAAATTACGAAAGCATCCGCGACGGCAAGCTCGATCCGAATTTGTTTACCGCCGTCAGCCTGGACGAAGCCAGCGTACTGCGCAGTTTCGGCAGCAAAACCTACCAGACGTTTTTGGACTTGTTCAAAACGGTCAAATACCGGTTTGTGGCAACGGCCACGCCCAGCCCGAACCGGTACAAAGAGCTGATCCACTACGCCGGGTTTCTCGGCATCATGGACACCGGGCAGGCGCTGACACGGTTTTTTCAGCGCGATAGCACCCAAGCCAACAATCTGACGCTGTACCCGCACAAAGAAAAAGAATTCTGGCTCTGGCTGAATAGCTGGGCGATTTTTCTGCAAAGCCCGTCAGACCTTGGCTTTGATGACACTGGCTACGATTTGCCAGAGCTGAAAGTCATTGTTCACGAAGTTGCATCGGACTATGACAAGGCGGGGTTTGAGAAAGACGGGCAAGGGATGCTTTTTAAGAACATCTCGCTCGGCGTATCGCAAGCCAGCGGCGAAAAGCGCGACAGCCTGCCGGCGCGAACCGCCAAGATGGCGGAAATCGTGCGCAACGATCCAGACAATAGCTACATCCTCTGGCATGACCTGGAAGATGAGCGCCGCGCCATTCAAGAGGTGTTGCCGGAGGCTGTCAGCATCTACGGCTCGCAAGACCTGGACGTTCGCGAGCAAGCCATTATCGACTTCAGCGATGGCAAATTCCAATACCTGAGCGCAAAGCCAGTGATCGCTGGCAGCGGTTGTAATTTTCAGCGCCATTGCCACAAGGCGATCTTTGTTGGCATCGGCTTCAAGTTCAATGATTTCATTCAGGCCGTACACCGAATTCAGCGCTTCCTTCAGGCGCACCCGGTGGAAATCCACATCATCCACTCAGAGGCGGAGCGAGATGTATTGCGCGTGCTGATGGATAAGTGGCAGCGGCATAAAGACATGGTGAAAAATATGACGGAAGTGATTAAAAGCTACGGGCTGAACAGTCTGAGCATGTCAGACGTACTCGCCCGAACCATCGGCGTAGAGCGCATCGAGGTGGCCGGGAAAGATTTTCGCGTGGCCAACAATGATTGCGTGCTTGAAGCGATGTACATGCCGGAAAGCTCGGTTGACCTGATCGTAACCAGCATCCCGTTCGCAAATCATTACGAGTACACGCCCAGCTACAACGACTTCGGCCACACCGAAAACAATGATCATTTCTGGCGCCAGATGGACTATCTGACGCCGGAATTGTTGCGCGTGCTGAAACCTGGCCGCATGTACTGCTGCCACGTCAAAGACAGGATCCTGTTCGGCAACGTCACGGGGGCAGGCGCGCCGACTGTCAGCCCGTTTCACGCAGAGGCACTGTTCCACGCGAAGAAGCACGGCTTCGACTACATGGGCATGATCACCGTCGTTACTGACGTGGTTCGCGAAAACAACCAGACATACCGGCTTGGATGGTCAGAGCAGTGCAAAGACGGCTCAAAGATGGGCGTTGGCTCGCCAGAGTACATCTTGTTGCTGCGCAAGCCACAGACAGACCGCAGCAAAGGCTATGCCGATGAGCCGGTAAAAAAGTCAAAAGCCGACTACACCCGCGCTCAATGGCAGGTAGATGCACACGCATTCTGGCGCAGCAGTGGCAATCGCCAGATTACCGCCGAAGAACTCGCGGCACTTGGCCCGGCAAAGCTGGCCAAGGCCTTCACTGATTACAGCCTGGCCAATGTCTACGACTATGAATTCCACGTTCGCATAGGCAAAGAACTGGAGTCACGCAGCGCCCTGCCATCTACGTTCATGAGCCTGGCTCCCGGCAGCCATCATCCTGACGTATGGCACGACGTTAACCGAATGCTGACGCTCAACGGCAACCAGACGCAGAAGGGGCTGCAGAATCATGTTTGTCCGCTGCAAACCGACATCGTTGACCGGCTGATCACCCGCTACAGCAATCCAGGGGATCTGGTTCACGATCCGTTCGGCGGGCTGATGACTGTTCCGTATCGGGCGATATTGAACGGGCGCAAGGGAAGCGCCAGCGAGTTGAACACCGGTTATTTTTTCGACGGATGCCAGTATCTGGCGGCTGCTGAAAAACAGATGGATATGCCGGACTTGTTTGCGGCACTGGATATGGAGCAAGCAGCATGACACGAGAAATTGACAACGCGCTGCTGATGCACGGCGGAGAGGACAACATCTCTATCCCCGTCTCTGCGCTGCGGCAGATCATTGTCGACACGCTGACGCCAGACTGTGGCGACATGATAAGCCGGTTGCGTCTGCAGAACGAGGCTCTTGAAGAAGCAAACAAGCGCGTCTGTGATGAGCGCGACACATACAAGTCACTGTGTCATCAGCTGGAGGCGCGGCTCGCTGGGCGGGAGTTTGAGTAGTTCGGTTTTACCGAACAACTGGCCACATGTGCCGGATGATCAACCACAGCGCCCGCAGTAGTCGGGCGTTTTTTATGGGTGCCATATGGCCAAATCAAAATCACCGCGCAAGGCATACCAGCCCAAGCGCATATCCAGCCACATGGCAAACAAGATCATCTACAGCCGGATTTTCCGAGCCAGCACTGAGCCAATCAGCCAGCAACAGATCGTGGCGCTGATGATGCCTTTCCGTACCACGATAGACACTCTGCAGCGTGGTGCGTTGACGCTGGAACAGTGGACAAGCGTCAACGAGATGAACCTGTTTTCGTTCCACCTGGCGGCACGGCTCCACAATGCCGCTGTTCAGGATTTCGCCAAGGATCAGATAGCCGCCAGCCAGCCAACGTTTGAAGCGGCTGCCGATGCGCTGTATCAGATTGGCATGCGATGGAAAAGCCGAAACCGGTTTGTGGCAACGGGTGATGAGCTGAAGCCAATCAAGGAATCGGCCAACTGGCTGGATGAGCTGCTGCAGATCGCCCCGGAAGGCATGGCGCTTGATGCCTTGCTGGCGGCTGAAAAGGACATTGATAATTTTTGGAGGAAGCAAGCATGAGCGAACAACAGAAATCTGTACTGCAGATGCACGCAAACTATGTCGGAAATAAAGCAAAGAT